ACATAAAAAAGATAGTAAGCTTGCACGATATCGAATCGATCAAAGTACATAGAATTCCCCTTATGTGAGTCTTGCGCGGACGCAGCCGTATTAGCAGTTTCCGTTCTCATCTCATTTCTCCTCAAAAAGGCGCCGTCCCTGGCTCGGTTAAGTTAATTGATCCTGAACCCTAAATATTCTGCTGGCAACTCATGTTCTTCAAAGTCGTAGTGCGCGAAATGATGCCCGTACCCGTCCTGCCTAGCGTATTCTTTCTGCAAATCTCCCAACTTCCCTAATGATAAAACCAATTTACCGATAGCCTCGAAAGCCTCGGCTTTTTGCATAGCGTCAATTACATCATCATCAATATTCAAAACATCGGCTAAAAACCAGGAATGAAAGCAACCTATTGTATATTCGTCGCCGCTTAATTCATCTTGCTGAATTTGATCGATCATTTTGGTGCTAATGTATCTGTAATCTCCGATTTCAAAATCCATTTTGCCGGTGGATACGTTTTCTACGACGTTTCTCCAGTGATCCTCATCTAACCACCAAAATTCCTTGATATCGCTATATTTCAATGGATTCATAATGGTCATATCTTTACCTCCGTTTTAACATTAACTCGAACCAATCTCGAGCGTGTGAATACTCGATAAAAAAATAAATCAGCGTGGGCGATATGTTCCCGCTATTGAATCTCTCAACAACCCAGCCATTTTCGTCACTGTCTCACACATATGCATTGAATGTCAACAATTAATCCCAGTAGTTATGAATTTAACCACTCGCTAAAAGTTTTCAATTTATAGCCGGTATGCTTGTCAAATCCCGTACCATCATTTGCAAATTCGAGATAGCAATTGTATCGGTCAAGTAATGGGCCTTGCCAAGGGTCTATTGGCTCTTTAGGTATAGATTCATCAGTTTGATTCTCTATATAATCATCATATTCAATAGACATTTCATCCCTCCATTTTTCCTCATCAATCATATTTTCACCTATAAAAAAAGGCCCGTCCATGGGCCACACTGGCTACAGCAAAAACAGAATCACTACCAGAGCGTAGGCCCAAAACAAAATAACGACAGCGGCCAAACCTGCTAGTGCGTTGTCAATAATTTCCTTACTCATAGTTACGCTCCCAATCATCAATATTCATATTTTCACCTTGTTAAAAGGCCGTCCCTGGCCCGTTGGTTGGTGTCTCAGCAACTAGGTTGGCATTCAATGCCGTCATATGTTGTCCCTGGTGGGTGATTCATGTCTCGCTCAGTCATTCTCAACGTTTCGAGAACCTCCCGCTTGGTGTCTTCTGCGAAACAATGCGCTCCACCTGCGAATCCGCCGTTGTCCATCTGCCATTGGTCGAATAATTCAACCCAATACTGCTCGTTTGGTGGTTCCCACTCGATTGATTCGACTCGTCTTTGCAGATATTTCGGTAATTCAGAAATTCTCATTTGTTTCATAATCTCTCTCCTCATGTATAAATTCCTTGATATCGCTATATTTCAATGATTGAAAAACCGATTCGCATTCTAAATTCCAGACCGTTGAACTATCTGAGAGTGTCTCCCAGCATAAATGGAAAATTAAAGCATCATCCTTAGAGTTCCCAACCGGCTTAAACATAATAGACCCAAGGTCAAAACCATCATTTTCAAGTGCGCTAAGATATTTACTTAAATGCGCAGCCGTTGTTGTACCGTCCTCAATTACAAATAAATTATTCATGCCTGTTATTTTCATATCATTACCCATGAATTGTTAAAGAGCGCAGCAGTGAACCGCTGCCACTAGACCATCTCATACAATTGCATTAAATGTCAACAACTAATTTAGGGCCTGGTCAACTGCCAAATTTATATGAGCAATATCAATACATTGCAACATGGCAAAAACCAGGGAGACTAGGCAGCAGGGTAGACCCGCATGGTTACATTAGGGCAGCCGAGGTCGGGGAAAGACCTAGAACAATGCGTACCAGGGATGCCATAGATACAGTAAGGCTAAGACACTAGGCGACTAGGCATATGGATTGAGGCTGCGATCATGGCAATCATGGCAATCATCTCGGGTTTAACGTTCCACCTACCCACACATCCCACCTACATGGTGAGGGCTGATTTGCCTTGGCAACACACAACCCCCGCCCAAACGAACCCCCACCCCCCAAAGCCCGCGCATGTCCCATGTATATATGCTTCCATCCAAACAGCGGAGGCTATTTTTCACTTGTTTACATTTATGCTATCATTGGGCAACATCACATAGACCCCCTGTATCGAGGTCGTCCTTACCTTGATTTGAGGGGTTAATGGACATGGATCTAGGGGGTCTAGATTTTGTTTTTCTTCTTAATATGGGAGGTATAAATGGGGACATCTATTGTTAGGAACGACAAACAAGCTGAATTTATTCGGTTATTTACTGGTTCTGAGTGGGCTGGTAACGCAACAGCTTGCGCGATCAGGGCTGGTTATAGTGAACCAACAGCTAGGCAGACAGCTTATCGATTAAAAAGGAAATTTGAGAGTCAGATTAAGGAGGAGGTAGTTAAGAGAATTGGGGATAATGCGGCTTTGGGTTTAAGTGGGATTATCCAGATTGCTAGAAATGAAAAAAACCCTCAAATTCGACTACAGGCGTGTAAAGATTTGCTGGATAGGGCTGGATATTCAGCGATTTCTCATTTAGAGATTAACAATATGGATAATAAATCAGATGAGGAGTTGAAAAAGGAATTGGAGAAATATATTGGTGGTAATGTGATTGACGTTACGCCGACCCATGAAGCTGCTACAACCAAGGGTGACCTTGAGAAAGTATGAGCATCAAGAAAGCAATTGAGATTGCTAAAGAGTTGGAGTACCGAAAGACGCACAATCGGCTTGAATACTACAAGCCATATGATTACCAGAAGAAATTCCATTCCTCTATAGCGAGCCAGAAGTTGTTAATGGCTGGGAACAGAGTGGGTAAATCTTTCTGTGGTGCTATGGAAATGTCGATTCATTTGACAGGTTTGTATCCTGAGTGGTGGACAGGCAGAAGATGGAATAGGCCGATCAGGGCATGGGCTGGAGGTTCTTCTAATGAGACAACTAGAGATATTTGCCAAAAAGAGTTATTAGGTCAGCCAGATGATCCTACAGCTAGAGGCACAGGATCTATCCCAATCAAGAAGATTGGAGATGCCACTCGCAAGCCTGGAGTGCCTAATGCTGCGAACTCAATTGTTATCCAGCATGTGAGTGGGGGAAATTCGAGATTAGGATTTAAAGCTTACGAGATGGGGAAGGAAAAATGGATGGGGGAGTCGTTAGATTTAATCTGGCTGGATGAAGAGCCGCCTGGAGAGATCTACACTCAGGCAGTAACTCGTACTGTTGACCGTGGTGGAATTGTATATATGACGTTTACCCCCGAAAATGGGATGACTGCAACAGTTGCTCAGTTCATTAATGACTTGAAGAGAGGGCAATTTTTGATTCAAGCGGGTTGGGATGATGCAGCCCATATGACTGAAGACGTAAAGGAGCAAATTCTTTCTGCATTACCCCCTCATGAAAGGAAGATGCGAGAGCAAGGGATACCTTCATTGGGATCTGGCCTTGTATTCCCTGTACCAGAAGAGTTAATCAAAATTGAGCCGTTTGATATACCTGATTTTTGGCCCCGAATTGCCGCAATGGATTATGGGTGGGATCATCCAACAACTTGTACTTGGATTGCATGGGATAGAGATTCAGATATTGCATATGTCTATGATTCATATAGCCAAAGCCAGGAAATCCCAGCAGTTCATGCAGCAGCAATCAATGCTCGCCCTAAATGGATCCCGGTTATTTGGCCTAGAGATGGGAGACAAGCAGATAAAGGTTCTGGCACCCCATTGGCCGACCAATACAGGGCTTTAGGAGTTCATATGATGAAAGGTGGAGGTAGATCGTGGGGTGGATGGTTTACAAACCCACCAACATCAGGTCAAATGGAGGGTACTGGGGGTAATTCAGTCGAAGCCGGGATCATGGAGATGCTTGAAAGGATGAAAACAGGCCGATTAAAGATTTTTTCGAACCAATCTGGTGTTTTTGAAGAGTTAAGGATGTATCATAGGAAAGATGGTCGTATTGTACCCTTTAAAGACGATTTGATTTCTGCTATAAGATATTCAGTTATGTCGCTACGTCATGCTAGAGTTAAGCAATCTCAACCTCGGCAACATAAAGCTGATAATGAATTCAATATATTTGCATAGGAGATAAATGATGGGCGGTCTGTTCAGCTCACCACCAAAATACAATCCACCCCCTCCCGCTCCCACTCCTGCCCCCGCTCCTGTTGCGAAGCCGGAGCCGATTAATCCCACGATAGCGGCAGCTACTCCTGAGAAAGAAGAGATTGGGATAACTAAAAGCGAATCGGATGTTTTAAGGAAAAAGAGAAAGCAAGGCAGATATGGAACATTATTAACTTCCGGAGAAGGATTACTTGGATCTGCTGAAATCAAACAGAAGTCTTTATTAGGAGATTAATGATGGCAAAGAAAGATGTCCCTACCCCACTAGTGCCGATCCCGATGAAAGCCATGAAGCATTTTCTTGGTCATCCAGAAAAAGATGATGAAGGGAAGGAAAAAGATGAGAAGATCGGGAAACTTGAAGAGCGAGATAAGCTTCTTAGAGATTATGAGCGCAAATCATTGCTGGCCGAACATACGCGAAATACAGATACTCTATTAAATAGAAGGTCTCAGAAGAAGGATACTTAATATGGGTAAAGCCGCTCCTGCGCCCATTGTGCCAATTGATAAGCCGACAAGTCGAGAGGTTGATCG